GTCCGCTGCTGCTGGTGCGCGCCCCGCTGTTGGATACGAGCGCGCCCCGACACGCACACCTCACGCCCAACCGCCGCGCCCGCTGATTTGCCGTCTGCAGGTGATTGCCTGAACTGCCTGCGCTCCGGCGGTGTGGGGCTGACGTGCGCTGCGTGCCACCAGCTGGTTTGCGGGGCGTGTTTGGAGGCGCGCCCCACGTTCACGTCCAACCGGGGCGCGCAGTTGGACATGATCCGGGTGTTCCACCTGCACGTGGCGGACAGCAGCGCGCACCACGTCGTTTGCTACAAGTGCCGGCTGGACGATGCGCGCGCGTGCCCCGTGTGCAAGGCGGCCGGCATCACGTCCACCGCGTGAGTGCGCCCCGTGCCACCCCAAGTGAGTGCTCACCGCAGCCCCGCGCCCATTACCGCCGGCTCCCGCGCCTCTGTGAACTGCTGGTTGGCATGCGCTGTGACCGGATTGGTTGGATTTTGAACTTCAATCGTCTCCTCCTGTTCCGGCGCGATGTGTTCCAGTTTGTGCGATATCAAATTGTTTGCCACAGGGACTTTTGACAGCGCGTGCTCTTTCTTTGCCTGTACTTTCGCTTCAGGCAGGTAGCGGCCCAGTTTCCCGAGTGGATCTGACTCATTGTAAATTCTGTCCGTTTTATTTTTTCTATAAAACGTGAGGGTGGGGGTCTTGTGCAGTATCGTGAAGCCAGCAATCGGCTGCCCTTTCTCTTCATACGATCCCTTTGACGCCATCAGAAAATCATTTCTCTGCGGTTGCAATCCCTCACCAGTTTCCTCAGGGTGAGAAGACTTCCAATCCTCAAAAGTTATTTGTGGGGTTTCACGTGCAGTCCCAAACCTCTGCTGATAGCGCGCATCGTCCATGCGATCAATATGATTCACCTCATTCTCGTACTGCTTCTGTGCATCCCAGTGTTTATTACTGGCTTCCCTCTGCTGTGCAAACCGCGCCTCCTGCTCCCCTGTGGTTTTGAGTGACTGTGCCCACCAATCTTTGAATTCATTTATCATTTTCACACTCATCTCATACTTCGCCTTAATGCGCGCCTCCACTGCCCCATCATTCTTCTCCGCTAGTGACTTTGCTCCAAACAGCTCACCAAGAGTCCCAGCGATAGTAGCCCCCAGCTCACCAAACTCTCCAGCAAACTGCCCCAGCTCCCCTTTCAGTTGCGATTTAAAACTGTAGGAACTCTGTGTTGAGGCGGAATTGAAAGCAGGGGATCCGATGAAATTCACCGCTTTCACGAGCGCATCCGTTCCCAGCTGCAGCAGCCCAGTAGTGGTGCCAGCTTTCTTCAGTGTATTAAAAATTGAAATGGAATCACCAATTACATTTGCAATTTTGTTCACTCCATTCGGTTTCCCACTCCTGTACATATTCAGTATCGCCATTGATTGATCGTACTGTGTTTTCATAATTGCAGCGATAGAATCAACAATTCTGAACACGCGCTCCTGCTCCGTGGAAAAGTACTCGTAATAAGTGGATTTTCCCTTGGTGTCAGTGGGGGTTTTCAGTTTCTCTAATATGGCTTTGACCTCTGACGGATCCGTGGTGGAATTCACAAACTCCGCCAACTCTGGGATTGTAGAGCGCAAATCCACGTACAACCCAGAGTTGCTTGGAGTGCTGCCACCGACCAACTTCCTCTTTCTGGATTTGGGTTTCGTGTGCATAACATTGATCTCCAACGCTCGCAGTTGTGCAAGTGCCGCTGCGTATCTCTTGGATTTTATGGACATCGGCATGCGAGTGTCTGTGTTATAGACTCTAAAGTAGCCAGATGCGTGTCCCTGCTTTGTTTTCAACCCTCTGATTTCATAAGGCATGGTGTATACAATGAGGAGTGATTATTTATTTAATAAAAAAGTACTTAAAGAGGAGTGATTATTTATTTAATAAAAAAGTACTTAAAGGAATAAGTACATGTATACTTATAGAAAAAAAATGCTACAAATTAAATTTTCCTTAAGTACTAAAAAAATCAGATAGTACAAACACAAATAAATTTTCCTTAAGTACTAAAAATTTCAGATAGTATTTAAACAGATAAGTATATTACTACTTATAAAGCAAAGAGCAATGTTCCCGATTCAAAAGGTAAATGATTTCAAAAAGAGATTTGTGGCTATCTCACGCCAACTAGATGTATTGAGTGAGAGGTACGATGAGTGCATGCAGGAGTATGAGCAGGTTTCTCCACTACTGCACAAGTTGCGGAATGACGATGTCAAGCACATACTGAGGAACGCGCAGTTACTATTCAGAGATTACTCATCCATCGAGCATTTTAGCTACATCCATCGTGCCAACATGAATGTCTATCCCCGAGATGGCAAGCTGCAGAAAACGCGTGACATTTTGTTCGGATTATGGCATAAAGCACAAACGAAGGCGTGTGACTTGGTGATGCTGTGCGAGCACATGGATCTCTACACGATTGAAGCGCAGGAGGCAAAGGCAGCCAAACCGGTTTCCCTCGCAGACTCTGGCTTCAAGCTGTTTGCAGATTAACAATTTTATTTCCGCAGTAGTGTATATTAACTAATGCAGAATCCAGACTTCAGAAACATTCTGACAATTGACACCATGGCACCCATTACCACTATCCATGACTCGTGTTCTCCGCCAATTATTATATCAAGTAAAGGTATAGAAAATGGTGGCGCGCAAACTATTAGGAAAAACGGAAGACAAACCTGTTTCTGAAGCCATGAAGAAGAAAATTGAAAAGCTAGTTGATGAACATTTGGAGGGAAGTGCATTTCGTGACCAATTGCGGCGTACTGTCGGGGCAGCTTTCAGCGGACAAAATGACGAGGATGGTGAACTTACAGGCTCAGCCTATGGACTTTACATCAAGAAGAACCGCAGGCCTAGGAAAGGTGGGGACTTGAAAGAGGATTTAGATTACGGTGAAGGCTTAAAGAAGAAAAGAGGACGGCCTGCAACAAAGAAAAAGCGTGCATTCGACCCGAATAGCGCAACAGCACGCAGGGCCGCTGTTGTGAAGCGCGTTATGAAAGAACAGGGACTGAAACTCATAGCCGCGAGCTCGTACGTCAAGGCACACAATATTCCCTATTAAAACTATGTAACAGACATATCTTAACATAAATATTTATGTAGAGATATAGTATAACAAAATGAGTTCATCAATTGATAAACACTTGCAAGCAAGTGTCAATACTAAACTCAATGCCATTGCAAACATCCTGCACAACCGCATTCGTGCAGTGGCGGACAAACAGGACGAGCGAGCGAAAGCGAAATTGGAGAAGGGGGAGATCAAACCCGTACAATCGAGCGCCAACACCGATAAGGACATCAAAAGCATCAAGGCAAAGATCCGCGATATATCGTCTGACATGGAGTACCCGTTCGCTCAGAAAGACTTTTACGGCAAGTTCTTGGAGATCGAGGATGAGTTCAACGACAAGCTGCAAACCGGGTCGTATGAGTACTTCAACCGCTTCAACAAACTAATGGTGGATTTCAAGGAGTTCGTTTTAGTTGCTCTTGGGAAAATGAAAAAGGACAACAATGCAGCACGCGCACGTGGGCAAACGGTGGACATTCTAAATGACATTGAATACTACTTAAAGGAGGGTTCTTTCCCGGACGTGTCTATTGCGGAACGTGCCAAAAATCTAGCTGGTAAGAAATCACTGTCAGAACGCGCTTCAAAGATCGTCAAAGAGGGGAATACAGACGCCATAGTGCAGTCACTCGCGGATATCGCTGCATTTGGTGGAAATGTGAAGGAGCAGTTGAGATTAATTAGAAAGAAGTATCAGTTTTTGGATGCAGCGGAAGCGAGAGCGTTATTGGATCACTTTGAGGTGAAAAACCCGCTTGTGCACATCGGTCTACCGGCTCCAGCACTCCCACCCGTCCCTGGTATTGCACTGCCTGCACTACCTCCACTGCCAGCATCAGCAACACTGCCAGCATCAGCAATAGCCGCACGTGGCCATAGAGTAAGATTAGCTGAATCGGGAACAGATGGTGACAACAATGATGCGTTCCGCGCGCCCTCAGTACCTGCAACTACAAGAGTAAGAGCAAGACGACACGACTCGGGTGGTGTTCCAGCTCCTGCCATTGTGCCTGTGGGTGATGACATTGCACAACTATTGATACACTTGCGTGGGAAGAACTTCGATTACGGCAAGCGCAACATCAAGGCGTTAGTTGCGAATGAAGCGTATCGTTACCTAGAGGGAAAAGGAAAATCACGCGCGCAGGCTAATGAGTTCTACACCAACAACAACATTTTTGAAAGGACAAAGCCTGCTGCTGCTGCCGGGGCACACGGATCTGGGCTTGGATTGTTGAGTGGCGATAAAGACCAGGTGTATGCGAACAAGGGGGCGTACGATTTCTCAAAGGATGTGCAGCACACAGTAAAACTGCTCTCCTTCTACAACGAATTCAATGCTGAGGACATCAAAGGGAGCAGCTCATTCCGCTCTATGATCAACAACTCAGATTACGATATGTTCCAACAGGTGTATGAAAACAAGTCCTTCAACCAGGCGGTATCGGATGTGACAAAGAAAATGCAGGAGGTGGTGAAGCGCTTAATGAAACAGAAGACACTATACATCATGGACATCAAATGCGGGCTGGATCACGAGCTGGAGTTTGACTTTCCTGCGCTGAGTGATGGGAAGATTGTTGGCTACTCGCAGAAGAAAGTCACAGACTTCCTCACTAAGAGTTTTACAAATAAATACATCTCTGAATCACAGTACAAGACTGGAAAGGAGTTGGCGAAACCCAAACTGTCACTGGAGGACTATTTTGAATTGAAGGACTATTTGAGAAAGCTAAAGACACTGCGCTGGGAGCCGGTGGACTTTGTGAAAGGCAAGCAGGAGCTACCAGGCGGCAGAACCAAGAACCTATTGGAGGCGATGAGTGATAAAACACTTATTAAGATTGACGCGATCTCGAAAGTCGGCACATCCAACAGGCTAGTAGAGTTCTCCAACATCTATGAGTTCTGGGCCCGTGACAAGCCGATCAATGCACAAGAGCTGGATTATGTGAAGATGATCAAGGATGAGATCTATATGCTGTACACATTCGGCAAGTACGCGAAGATGGACAAGCGCATACTGTTGCTGGATCGCTATTACAAGAAGACTGAAAGAGTAGAAATCTTGACGGAACTGTTCAACGGCTCACTGGGAATTCTGAACAAAATAAAAGGGGATATTGAGGCGATAGTCGCGCTGATCGAGAAATTCCCCTCAAACCTGCCGTGGGCAACCATTCTTGCGGGGCTGGATGGCATGAGGGAGCGATTTGCCAATGTCTTCGATATCAATCTCAAACTGGAGGATATAAACGATTCGTTGTTGCATCTCACTAAGTTGACAAACACAGATAAGAACCGCGAGTACATGCTTGTGGAGCTGGAAACCCTGATGGATTACTGTGGGGCGATCCTCAACAGGCAGGCGTTGTCGTTCAACAAATCCCACGGGTTGCAACCGTTGCCGAGTGAGTACAAGTAGTACCGCAAATAGTACGCCTAGAATTCCTGTTTCTTGCGGTACCACAAATATTGGAACCCAGCGCGTGTTTACGGGACATATCTCATACACCACGGAGTGTAAGTTTTGATTTTGAATAAATATTTTATCACTACATAATATATTTAATGAGTTTAACTCTGATGGAAGGGGAGCACTGTAAACCGCTCGCCGTGATACGTGGGAAAAGCGACAAGAAGCTCAACAACGAGATCCTATACGTAACAATGGAGGAGGGAAAAGGCAATAGGCAGTCCATGTCGCTGGAAGGAGATATGAAGTTCCAGCCGGTACCGGATATCACCACTGAGAGGAATATTGGGTATGTGGCAGGGAAGTCGGGGTCAGGTAAATCAACATACTGTGCAAACTGGCTTAAAGAGTACAAGAAGATCTTCCCTGACAATCCAATCTACCTGTTCTCTGAGGTGGATGAAGATGAGATCCTGGATGCGGTAGGAGTGAATAGAATCAAGATCGATATGGGGTTGGTCACACATCCTATTAAACTAGACGAATTTGCATCAAGTTGTTTGATGTTTGATGACGTGGACGATATCGATGACTCCAAGATTAGGAAAGCGGTGTTCGGCATCATGAACAAGGGGCTGCAGATGGGGCGCCATCACAACATCAGTATGTTGGTCACCTATCACCTAATCACTAATGGAAAGGAGACCAGAAAGATTCTAAATGAAAGCCAGTTCATCACAATCTTCCCGAAAGCGGGGAAGGTGAAGGGATTGAAGTACTTTCTATCTGAATACTTGGATTTAGATAGAGAGCAGAAGAAGAAACTGCGATCCCTGCCGTCACGGTGGGTAATGATCAGGAACATGGCCCCGATGTGTGTTTTGTCTGAGCACAATGCGTACATGTTGAAGGATGACGATGATGATAGTTCAGAGGATGAGAAACCTAAAAGGAGGAAGGTTAAAGGTTAAGCCATTTTTTGGGGAATATGCGCGGCGTGTGTCTCCAGCTCGCTCAAAGAACCCTGCACGTTTGTTTGTACTCTCATAACGAAGAACGGAGAGATAAACTAAAAATGAGCTATACTGAGTGGCGTGGATCAGCACCTTCGCGAATCATTCTCAGTGTAAACCATCGGCCAACTGAAGATGATTCTGACACAGATTCCGACTCAGACTCTGATTCTGTGCAGTCTGAGCCCGCCTACGATGCAAGGGCTGCTCTCCGGACACTACTCGGACTTTCAAATTAATTTTTGTTCACTACACATTGTATAATGAACAAACAACTTGCTAAATCCCTGTCTGACGGCGACATCCGCAAGGTACTGGGCGCAAAGACGCGAATAATCACCTATCCACAGTTGAAGAACTACAACACAATTGATCAATTGTTGGAAGTAGATAATCGCTGTGTGATTCTTGTGGAGACAAAGGTTAATTCTGGGCATTGGGTTTGCGTACTCAAGTATGGCAACACTTGTGAGTTTTGGGATAGTTATGGTTTACCGCAGATTGATTCTGAGCTGCATTACGTAAGCCTACAAGAAAGGAAAAGCCTTGGAGAGATGAAGCCCCTGTTGTCCGCGCTGCTGGATGAGTGCCCCTATCAGGTGGTGTACAACAAGACTGACCTGCAGTCATGGAAACCGAATGTCAACACGTGTGGCAGGTGGGTGTGTTTGAGGCTGCAGCACGCGGACATGACTCTGCCGCAATTCCTTAAGTACGTTAAGAGTTTTCATGCACCGAACACCGATGAACTTGTGTGCCAACTAGTCAAGATTTAATCAGACAACAAAAACTGTGTGGCAAGTGTTCCGTATTCAAGATGGTAATCGTTGAGCGTGTTGTGCTTGTCTTTCGTTCCGAGCCTAAAGTGTGTTCTGCTCTTGCTACCGTCATAGGCGATGAGAAGAGAGAAGCCAAAGGGGTACTCAGTCATGTCTGATACTTGTGCAATAGCGGCCTTGAGTACAAACAGAGTCTGATTTCGCTGGAGCCTGGACTTTACGTTCGTGCACGTGATAAGTTCAGCATTGAGGACTTTAAGGATTGTGTCCTTGCTTTCGCCGGGTTTGACTTCGAGATTCAAAAGGATGCTCATTTGAGTATACAATTAGAACACAAAATAGATATTCCTATATAACAGTATAGTATGAAAATATTCCTGTTTGTAAAACACGTGCATGACTTTGACAAACCCAGCAAATCCTTTAGTGTTGTCGAGAAAGCTTACCATACCCGTACTGAAGCAGTCGAACAACTGCGATATCACACGGATAGTGATGATGAGTGCACTATCACGCACTATTTCGTTCAAGAAATAGACCCCGAAGATGCCAATTTCACGACAGACAAGGAGGAGTTCTCCGATCGGTGGAGCTGGTACATTCGTTGAACAATTTTATTCTGATTCTCTATTATATAATGCAGTCTAGCATGAACTTAGATAGAATTCTCTACGATGAGAACGGAAAGCCAAGTCACATATATTACGACATCAACATCGTAAACAACGACATCTCCGGCACACTGGACGCCCCGCCCATCCAGTTCTCTGAGGTGCGTAACTCGCCGTTCTTGAACAATCCGGGGGACTTCTTCCTAGCAGTAGCCCGCTTTCAACTGGAGACACCGTACCTGCCTCTATTCATGCCGTTTGTGCAGTTGGGGCAGAGTGATGTGAATTTAACAATCTATTCAGTCAGTTTGTCCTTCACGTACTTGGGCACCACTTACACACAGCAGGCGTTCGTTGAATATGTGCAGGAGAACAACAATGTAAACACTCCTGTAGCGCCAACCACAGCCCAGGACTTTACTACCGAGTACTACTGGGTCCAAGAGTATCAGCGCTTCGTGAACATGATTAATGACGCGTACAAGACTGCACTGAATGGACTGAATACACTCGTAACAGGAGCTGGTGGCGTGCTTCCCACAGCAAACGCCCCATTCTTCACTTTTGACAACAAGGGATACCTGTTCACTTTGAACGCAGATGTTGCGGGCTACGATTCGGCACTTGGAGCAGGGAACTACATCTCCGTGTTTGCAAACGCCCCACTCTTCACTCTATTCTCAGCGTTTGACAATGTGTATAACGGCAGCAACAATGTGGCACCGAACGGAACGAATTATCAGTACCTCATTTACCAAGATCACGGGATGAACCAGTTTACAGGAACCGTTGCCCCGTACAATTATGCAATGCTTCAAATGACACAATCGTACTCAACCACTGCCCTGTGGTGCCCGATTAAGTCCATTGTGTTCCAGAGTGTAAGTATGCCCATCTTGCCTGACTTGGTGGGTAAGCCGGTGGTGTTTACCAGCAATTCAGGGATGACTGTTGGTGGCAACAACGCGAACATCTCCCTCATGTTGACGGACTTCGTAGTGGGTCTGGACAAAGGGTTTGAGTATAAGCCGAACATCACCTACACCCCAACAGTGTACCGCTTGATTGACATGTTTGGGAATCAATCACTGTCATCTATGGATGTCTCTGTAATGTGGACCGACATGCTGGGCAATAGCTACAGAGTAAAGTTACTTCCTCAGCGCTCATGCCAGATTAAATTGATGTTTAGAGCCAAACGATATAGTGTGTAGCTTATGACATTTTGTAGAAAATAATCGGACAAAATCGGACACTTAAAGATAAGCCAATATGATAGAGTAGAAATGAAAGATTATAGCAAAGGAAAAGTTTACGCCATTCGCAGTCATCAAACTGAGATGTTCTACATCGGTTCAACGATTAACAGTCTTACTAAACGCCTATCATCGCATATTGCTGATTACAAAATATGGACACGCGACAACAAAGGTAAATGGGTTTCATCATATGAAGTGCTCAAGTACGATGACCACTACATCGAGCTAGTGGAGAACTACCCATGTGCCGACAAAAATGAACTTCAAAAAAGAGAAGGCGAGCTCATACGCAAGTACAACAAGAATTGTGTGAATCGCTTGATTCCAAAGCGCACAATCAAAGAATGGTGTGAGGATCACAAAGAAGAGTTGGCGGCAAAGAAGAAGACGTATAGAGCTGAACACAAGCACGCAATCAAGGCGAGGGACGCAAACTATTACAAAAACAATGCAGATAAGATCAAAGTGCATCGCGCGGAGTACTACGAAAACAACAAGGACGAACAGAAGGCAACTATGCGGGACTACTACAAAAAAAATAAAGACAAATGGATTATAGATGAATACAAAGCACACCGCACTGAGAAAATTGCCTGTCCGCTTTGTAATTCTATGGTTTCGCGGGGGAATATAGCAACTCATAATAAATCTATCAAATGCAAGACGTTGCAAACTGAATAAACTACATTTTTTTCAAACCGATATGAATAACAATTTATTTTATATCCATTTAATATATACTCATGGCTAATGAAGTTGAAACTATGCTCGTCCTAGACGACAGATTGGACGTATCAGATAAGATCCCGTACGGTGTCTATAAAGGCGGAGCCTCTGTGAACTCTGGTATTTTCCCAGCGACCGCACAATCCTCCTCATCGCACACATACAATATTCAAGTGCCTAGCAAGCGCACAATCGTTGATAGGCGTGTACTTTGGCAGTCCACAGTGACCCTCACAGTAAGCGCAGTTGGAAGCACTGCCCAGGCTGTCCCTGGCTCCATCGATACAGGTTACACATCTGGAGGTAGCCTTGTAGTACCGGCTTTGTATGATTCGCTTGGTCCATTCCCGTTACACAACATGTGTAACACTATCTCAGCAACAATCAACAATAACACAGTCTCCATGTCTACTCAGGATGTGTTGCCCCAATTGCTGCGCTTGAACAACAAAGGTGATTTGCTCGCCTACAACGGCACAACACCAACATCATTTGACACTTTCAACTCCTACAATGACACCGCTCTATTTAACTCCTCACCGTTGAGTGGGATTGACAACTCTCCCGACGAGGACATCAACGAGAGAGGTGCGTTCCCCGTAGTCGTAGCTGGCGCAGGCATTGCGAACCCAGTCGTAAATGGAACCACTTACAGCAACACTATCACATTTTCCGTTTCGGAGCCGTTGCTGTTGTCCCCATTCATGTTCGGCCAGCCGCAGAATAAGGCAGGGTTCTACAACATCCAGAACATGTCGTTCCAAATGAACATAGGTAATTTACAAAGGGCCTGGCGCCATGCTCTGCAGAAAAGCTCTCCTCCTGTTATTGCCAGTGACCGAAGCTGGAACATCAACGTCAGCAATGTGCAGTTTACAAACTCTCAACTTGTGTTTACATTCATCTCCCCGCACGATGATATGAAGTTGCCCGACAGATGCGTGTCCCCGTACTATGAGCTCCCGCGTTACATCTTGACCCCTACTAACCAAACCCCTCTTGGTTCAGGGGCATCAACATCAATAGCGAGTAACGCTCTACAGCTCGGAAACATCCCTGACAAGCTTGTGATATGCGTGCGTAAATCGATGTCTGCACAGGTGTGCCAAGACACAGACTCATGGTTCGTAATTAACTCCATCAGTTTGCAGTTCAACAACGTGGCTGGTTTGTGCTCCGGCTGGACTCAACAGCAATTGTGGCAGTCATCAAGAGAGGCTGGGTCTAATCAGTCGTGGCTTGAGTTTTCAGGGCTTGCTCAATCTGCAAAATCAGGGGCCGTTAAAATGTCTGGATCTCTATTGGTGCTCGAGGTAGGAAAGGATTTGGCGTTGAGAGAGGCGTTCTTAGCTGCAGGTGTTGGAGGTTCTTACAACTTGCAATTCACAATCAACGTGACAAACCCATACGGTGTAGCTGTTGCCCCTGAATTGGTGTTAATGACAATGAATTCAGGAGTGTTTGTAACAGACGACGGCAAATCAACAATCAAACTGGACTGCTTGAGCACAAAGGATGTAGTGGATGCGCGTAACTCTGGACACGGCATCTCCCACTCCGCAATGAAGCGCATCGTTGGAAGCGGCTTCTTGGATAGCATTAAGAGTGCATGGAAATCAGCAAGCCCGTTCGTAAAGAAAGGTGTGGTGGTTGCTGATGCATTGAGTGGCAGTGGACATAGTGGGGGTGGATTGTCGGGTGGTACTGCTGTATCATATGCGGCAAGGGAGGAGAAGGCACACAAGTCTTTGAAGGATAGACTCAAGAACTAAATTTCATTTCTAATATAATAGATTTTATCAATCCATTATATACACATGTCAGTTAACCTACTAGAAACTGGTTTATTATCTGCAAATTTAGCAAATGTTGTCTCAAGGGATGTAACAATTTCTAATCCTGGGGGAACCACTCAATTAAATATGATTTGTAATGACACCAATGCGCAATCATACACTCTATTCGCGCCAGGTGTTACGGGGGGTGCACTCACGGATGGCAACTTGGCGCTGTGGTCTTATAACAACCAGGGAGCAAACAACCAAATTATGCAAATTGTTCCGCAAACGTCGGTGGCTGATGCAACAGTGATCTTCAACAAAGTGTCAGTAAATACTCTCTCAGTCACCGGAGCCCTTGTCGGAAAATCTTACCATTTTTCAGTCACCCCACAGTCCATCCAGTACATTGGTGGATTGGCATCCGCACCTACTGTACTGTGCTCTTTCACAGTTCCAACTGGTTCATTCTATCAGCTGTACATTCAAAGCATTTCTTCAGCAACCACCTACACGCCCGTCACAGCATTCGCAGCCAATTTGTATTTAAGTGATACGGCTAATGTTGCGTATGATGCTACAAAACAGTTCCAAGCGCCGTATGTATTCAACATTGGAGCAGAGAACCCACGTGTTACACCAGTACCGATCGCTTCCGGCGGATTGAATTGGTCTTTCAAAGCGAGTGCCCCACTCACAACCCTATATCTCAATGCGGTAAAAGTGACCTCTGGTAACTTGTGCCAAGCGAACGCTATTACTATGAATGGTATGATTGTTGTTTACAACTAAAAAATTTAAAAGAATATTATAAAAATACTTTTTTATAATCATATATATAAAATTTGCCTCAAGATTAGGGGGGTGTAAGGTAAAAATTAAGCTAGCTTAGAAAATGTGAATCTTACTGTCATACTTCCAGTAGATCCAGCCCCACCATTAATAACAGTGATTGCTATGTTTGTAGCTGGTGTCCAAGCAATATATTGGACATATGGTGCTGATGTTCCTGCCGATCCAACAAATTCGGCGGTTACATGTCCCCAAGTACCTGCGCAATTATTTGTTATTGTGAAAGTAGATGATGCACCGGCTAGTATAGTAGATCCAGTAAAGCTATACACACCCATCACACCATTACAAACTCCTGTAGTTCCAGATCCAGAACCCACCGGTACATTAGCATAAACGAACCCACTGTTTGCAACGTTTGCGTTTGCAATAATGGAGTTACTTACGATAACTCCTTGTGTTGATACGAGATTTAGGTTATTATTGGTTGCACTGATCAACAGTCCACCAGCATCACCACCGGTTAAAGATAGCACACCTGAAATAGCTTGGTCATTAAAACTTGTTCCGTATAGAGATGATGACCCTGACACGTTAAGAGCAGAAGTACTTACACGTTCAACAACTAGGGGTACTACTCCACTTGATAATAGATTAATTGACATGATTTATATAATAAGCAAAGAAATAAATAATGAATTTATAGAATCATGAAGTACCACTTGTTGTTAAAACATACGGCTCTTGCTCCATTGGCTGGCGCAACATCCAAGAGCGATAGGGAGTGGTTGCCATCATCCACGAATGATATGACACCAGTGCCGGCGGAGATGTTCATTACTGAATAGTTCACACCGTTAGCCCTGCTCGCCATCGCCGGTAGAATATACTTTCTGTTTGTGTTTGCTGGGTCATCAAACTGTACAAGACCTGATCCAGCATTACCGCTCGCAGACTGGTCGTCGTCCCCAGTCATCGCAGACCCTGAGCCGCCAACGTACATTTTCGCTTGTCCACTGGCAAGAGCTGCCACTGAAGAGTCTGTGTACGCTTCCGCTGCTGTTTGTGCAGATGCTGCGGCACCGGATGCATCGTAATTTGGGGCGAGGGAATCCGCGTACGATTGGGCTGCAGTTTGTGCGGATGCTGCGGCACCAGATATGTCGTAGTTTGTAGCAAGGGAATCAGCGTACGATTGGGCTGCAGTTTGCGCGGATGCTGCGGCACCAGAGGCATCATAGTTTGCAGCAAGGGAATCCGCGTACGATTGTGCTGCGGTTTGTGCGGATGCTGCGGCACCAGAGGCATCATAGTTTGCAGCAAGGGAATCCGCGTACGATTGTGCTGCGGTTTGTGCGGATGCTGCGGCACCAGATGCATCATAGTTTGCAGCAAGGGAATCGGCATATGATTGGGCTGCAGTTTGTGCAGATGCTGCGGCACCAGATGCATCATAGTTTGCAGCAAGGGAATCGGCATATGATTGGGCTGCAGTTTGTGCAGATGCTGCGGCACCAGATGCATCATAGTTTGCAGCAAGGGAATCGGCATACGATTGGGCTGCAGTTTGTGCGG